TGCCTCGGTCCCTCCAATCTGCGCGCCCTTCATGAACACGACTTTTTCAACGGGATTATTGGGCGACAGGCAATCCATGATCTCGCGCAAATATGGCGTCCGGTCTGTTCGCCACGGCCCAGGCTCTCCCGACGCCGTCTGCGACAGGAAACGATGCGTATCAGACCATTCCGATACCGACAACAGCGGATCGGGCCGCAGCGCCAGAGCGGCGTGCGTCAGACATTGCTGCAAAGCGTCCATGTCACTCCGTGGGTGTGTTTGAATAGGTCACTGCGTCGGCGGCATCGCCCAATACCTGTCGTAGTTCTTTATCCAGCAGGTCGCGAATGACTTTCGGATCGCCTTCTGCAGAAAGCAGCGGTGCCATACGATCAGGCATATTGAGGACACGATCCCGCAGGACACGCAGCGTGTTGAACCAGGCGACCTTGATCAGATCGATTTTGACAAGGCTGCCGGACTTTTCTTCATAAGATATCTTTGCCAGACGCGCATTATAGGCTTCGCGGATGGCGCGGCTCTGGGCGAAACTGGGACCGGAATTGATGATCGGCGGGTCGATCTGGCGTTTGAAGTCCTTTTCCGTTTTGCGCCGCCGCGTCGGGTGCGTGTTCTGCTCCCATGCGGCGTCCGCCTTGGCAACATCAATCGTCCCGTCAGGTTCCTTCTCGATCCGTCCGGCATTGATGGCATTGTGAACCGAGACACGGCTCACGCCGCGATGCGCCGCATAATCGCTGATGGATAATTTCATGACAGTTTTCAATCATTCTTTGTCATCCGATTGCTCACGTTTGAGTGGATAAGCGCTCCGAATGAAGCGTTCATGGACAGGAAAGGAGACTGTTCATGTCAAAAAACAAACCCAAGTCCACCAAGAACGTCAAGCCAAAAAACACTGTTAAATCCGCACTAAAAACCAAGGCGAAGGCCAACGGAAAACCCATTGACGATACGCATCTCTCGGAGCCGATGAAGGCGGGTCTTGCCGCCGTCGTGGCGATGCCACGGAAGGACAGCAAACTCGACATGGTCGTTAAATTGCTGAGCCGACCGGAAGGAGCGACCCTCGACGACATCGTCAAGGCCACTGGCTGGCAGAAGCACACGGTGCGAAGCGCGATCTCGCATGCCTTGGCTAAAAAACGCGGTTACAAAATCGTTTCCGACAAGCCGAAGGGCGAACAACGCATTTACAAAATCGTCGGTGATTGAAGCAGCTCCGCCTTCTTGCCGGTAAACTTCTCCCACCTTTTGACAATCACGTCACAATATTTTGGATCGAGCTCGATCATCCGGCACTGGCGGTTCAGCTTTTCACAGGCGATGATCGTGGTACCGGAGCCGCCGAAGCAATCAAGGACAATGTCACGGCTCTTGCTGCTGTTTTGGACGGCGCGTTCCACCAGCTCGACCGGCTTCATCGTCGGGTGCAACTCGTTTTTGACGGATTTGTTGATGAACCAGACGTCGCCCTGGTTCCGCGCGCCGCACCAGTAGTGATCGGCTCCCTGTTTCCAGCCGTAAAGGATCGGTTCATATTGCCGTTGATAATCGGAACGCCCCAGCGTAAAGGTGTTTTTCGCCCAGATGACAAAGGTTGACCATTTTCCGCCGGCGGCAACGAACGCCTTTTGCAGTGTGTGCAGCTCCGACGACGACATGCAGACGTAAACAGCGCCCTTGCAGACGGTCAGCATATTGACGCAGGAGTCGTAGAGGAACTGCTCAAACCCTTCGCCGAGATTGTCGTTCAGGATGGTGCGGTTGTTGCCGCGCATCTTGTCCTTGGCGGTGTTGCCGTAGTCGACGTTGTAGGGCGGGTCGGTAAAAACCATGTCAGCCAGTGCGCCCTCCAGAACCTTTTCGACGTTCGCCAGCACGGTGCTGTCGCCGCACAGGAGACGGTGGTTGCCAAGCCGCCAAAGGTCGCCCGGTTTACTGACAGGCGTGACGGGCGTTTCCGGAACGGCGTCTTCGTCGGTGTTTCCAGCGTCAGGATCGGCAAGCAGATCGGCCAGCTCGTCATCCGAAAACCCGATGACGGGTATATCGAATTCTTCCGCCGCCAGCGCCGCCATTTCGGTGCGGAGAATCTCGTCGTCCCATCCGGCGTTCAAAGCCAGCTTGTTATCGGCGATGACGTAAGCGCGTTTTTGCGCTTCGGTCAGATGGTCAAGCACGACGACGGGGACTTGCGCGAGGCCGAGTTGTTTTGCCGCCTGGAGGCGACCGTGCCCTGCAATGATTCCCGCCGTCGTGTCGACCAGGATCGGATTGAGAAAACCAAACTCGACAATGCTTGCCGCGATCTGGCTTATCTGCTCCGCCGAATGGGTGCGCGGATTGCGCGCGTAGGGAACGAGTTTGTCCACCGGCCACAGCTCGATGCGCTGGGCCATTTTTGTGTTTGGATCGGACATGGATTACGCCGCTTTTTTCCGCTGCGGCAGCTGTGGCCGGTTAAACGGGATGGAATTAGGAAGAGACGCCAATTTCAGGGCGTCCGCCACTTCCTTTTTTATTTTAAGCAAATTGATTTGTACCGATGTGCAGCAATCGAGAAATACGAGATGTTTATTTTTTGCCGAAGGATCGTAAACCATATTCGCAATCTTGCATGATAAGTCCATGGGCATTCCGAAATGCCGCATGTTTTCCAGGGTAACCAAATAGACGGCATCTATCATGGAATATTTTCTGGCGATGCCAGCCGTTGTATGATTGGACGGTTTGAAATATCCCCGATGAATCCATTGATGGATCATCTGTTCCGTCAGCCCTGTAGCTGCGGCTATTTGGGATTTGTGGTAAGTTTTTTCCGTCATATTTTACCCCTTCTTGTGAAAATCAAATCAGGCATGGTTGCTCAGGTTCCGATGTTTGCAGCAGCTGCGAGAGTGCGAAATGCATAAGCCGCGACCAGCGGGACAACCCCGTTACCGCAGAGCCGCAGTCTGTCCACCCGACAGGCCAGCCCATCAGAGCCTCCACGAACAGAGGGTTCAAGGTCAGGCCGCTCACGAAGGAGTCGCTCCCATCCAGCTTTGTCCGAGGGGCCTGGCGGGAAAGGTTGCTCCGGGTCTCTGTTTTGTTTTCGATCAGGACTCCGTCCTTCCAGTCGCGCGCGGTCGGTGTCGACCAGTGGCGTGTCGCTGTCTCCTTCAATCCCTTGCCGTGAGTCTCGGCATTGCTGCCCGGTTCCCGCGCTCTCGGCGTCGGCCAGTGAACCCGCGCCGTGCGGTACGGCTGCCCTTGTTTCGCCAGTTCCAGGTCTTCCTTGCTGTAGGGATAGGCTTCCGGCTGAAGAACCGTTTCCGCAAGACCCGGCGTCCGCAGCACATTCCGGCGATCCTTGCGGATCATCTTTTCCGGTGACCGGGCGTATTTGATTTTCGCGTCCATTGCCGTCGCGGTAGGCCAAAGCAGAGTCTGCGCCATGAGGGAGCTGGAACAACGCGCCGTCCTGTCGCCCATGCGCTTGAGAAATGTTTCCTGTTTTTCTCCGCTCTCCTGTGCCCTCGGCGTAAGCCAGGATGAAGAGACGTTCGCGTTTATGCGGCGCACCGACTTCTTCCGCTGTAAACAAACCCGCCTTAACGCGGTAACCCATCTGCTGAAGGTCATCGTGGACTTGTTCGAACCCCAATCGTAAATGCCCTCCGACATTTTCAAAGAAACAGAGGGGTGGCTGTACTTCTCCGACGATGCGGGCAATGTGCGGCCAGAGGTGCCGTGGGTCTTTGTCGCCGAGCTTTCGTCCGGCAACGGAGAACGGCTGGCACGGATAGCCGCCATGGACGATATCCACCAGGCCGCGCCACGGTCTGCCGTCGAAGGTGGCAACGTCGTCCCAGACAGGCGCGCAATCCAGAGCCTTGTCTTCCATCCGCGCCACGAGCGTGGCCGCAGCGTAGGTTTCCCGCTCGACGTAACCCACAGTTCGATATCCGGGGACGGCGAGATGGAGGCCGAGGTCGAGCCCTCCGGCTCCGGCGCAGAGGGAAAGTCCGGCGCATGTGAAATCGCATCCGGTGGCAGATAGAGCCAGACCATCCAAAAGAAACTCCGGGGTGTAAAGTGTAAACTGTAAAGTGTAAAGCTGTTTTCAGGGCCTGACGCTACGAAACCCCCGCGCCTCGCCCGCCCGCATGCGTTTTCATGCAGGAAGGACCCAAGAATTCAAAGGGTTAGAGGTTGTTTGCTCTATGCTGGGCGTTGTTTGCCACCGCTCTCGGTCACTTCTCTCCAGCATAGTAAAAATATACCCCAAAAACGGCGAAAGTGTTCTTACGATTGTTTTCACTCTTCTACTTTTGTTTTCGCTTGCAGCGTTTTTTTAGCTTCGGATCGGCATTGATGCGCTTGGCGATCTTGAGCAACGCACCTGTCCAACGATGCCATGCGACGGTCTTGCTGACGCCGATTCGGGTGCAGATCATGCGCCACGGCATGCGTGCTGCGCGCATCCAGACGAGGTGGCGGTCATCTTCCTCCAGCCATGCCACCCAGGTAAAAACGTCTTCCATGCGGTCGATGGCTGCCGGCAAGGGTGGGCCGAGCCGAAAGCGTTTCTTTTCCTGCTGCATGATTTCCAGCGGGGTGTAGACGATGGTTGGCCACAGGGTGTGGTAGCCCATGACGAAGGGCTTAGGCAGACGCTTGAGTGTGTACAGGGCCTCTTCGAACCTCGCGGCGATGTCTTTGTCCGTCCATTTTTCGGTCATGTCCGCTCTCCCATGTTGATGGGCTTGCCGTAGAGTTTCTCGCCGAGTTGCTTGACAAGTTCACGCTCCGGCCATGTCAGGCGGTTGTCAGCAGGCGACACAACGAGGATGCCCTGTTCTTGCCAGCCCTCACGTTTGACTGTTTCCGGATTGCGGCGGTTGCTGTGATATTTAAACATGATTATTTTTCTCCTGTGTGTTGTTGCTGCGCCCAATACAGAATTGCGAGGGCATCGGCCTCGTTGTCGTCCTCCGGCGTGTGGCCGCGCTGCTTGATCGCGGCGATGACGGCTTTCTTGTCAGCGTTGCCTTTGCCCACGATGAACCGTTTGATGGTGCCGACGGGAACGCCCTCGTAGGGAATGGCGTGGTGCTCGCACCAGGCGGTCAGATGGGCGAGAAATCCGCCGTAGGCGTGCGCGGCGTCCACGCCCAGGTGCCGGCGCACTTCTTCGAAATAAACGGCGTCGATCTGGCCGGAAACATTTTTTGTTTCCGTGAGCCAGCGTTTAAAACGCAGATAGCGCATGCCGCCGCCTTCAAAACGTCCCGGCTTGAAATGCGCGGAGCCACTGGTGATGAAGCCGCATTCGCTGCGCAACGCCCATCCGGTTGATGTTCCGAGGTCAAGGCAAAGCAAGGTTGGTGTGGTCATAAGTTTTCTCCTGTCAGGGTTGAAACGGTCGGTGGTCGGGGTGTGGAAAATGGCGTGCACTCCCCATCCCCCGGGAGGGGGGGGGTGGGAGACTCCGTAAGGAGACTCTCACCCCCTCCCGTAGGGAGGGGGGTGTGCTACGTGAATCTAGGATTTGGTGAAAAAGCGTTAAAAAACAAAGGGTTCTCGCCAGATTTCTAGATTGACGGCCAGATTGCGCGTCAATCTGGACTTTTTGTATAAGCCATTGAAAATAAATGTTTTTTATCGTGTTCCAGATTGCACCAGATTCTAGATTGACGTCAATCTGGCCCAGATTGACAGACATAATCATAGAAAAACCCCTCCAAAGAGGCCCAGATTGACAGACATAATCATGGAGAAATCCTTCCGGACAGGCCCAGACGGAGGGGTTTTCGACTGACATAATCATGGCGCGCCCTCCTCCTGATAGACCCAGACGGAGGGGTTCTCGACGGGCAGAATGGCGCCGTTGCCGGGCTGCTTGAAATGCGTAGGCAGGAGCGGCTTTGTGCTGATGACCACTTCGCCGGTCTCCGCATCCGTGGTTTCTTCGCCCGTCGGCACTTCCATGCCTTCGACGCACATCACGCCGTATTTGCTCTTGCCGGCTTTGTCCTTGTTGAATTTGACGTAGCCTTTGGTCGTCAGAACGTTGATGCGGTCGCGGATGGAATGGTTGCCGCCGAGCCCCGCCTTGTTCTCGAATGCCTGGCAGAACTGGCTGGGGGTATAGAGCGCCCCTTTGCGCGCTTCGTCGAAAAGCACCTGCAGGATCACGTCATGACGGCGGCGGCGCTCGTCGTCGAGCCGCTCGCCGTAATCCTTGTTGATCAGCCTGGACGAGTGATGCTCCATCTCCCGCCAGCGACCGTCGATCTTGTCCACCCACTTCGAGGGAATGCCCTCGCCGTTGCGCAGCTCGAACATCATCTGCCGCAGGCTTTGCTGTTCGTCGGGTCTGAACAGGAGCATGCCCGCGGTGTAAAAGCTGCGCAGGCTTCCGGCACCGCTTAAAGCCTGAAATGGATCGTCCTCCACCATCTTTTTGCTGATCTTCTTGGTATGATGGGCGAGGATGATGCCCGCATCGGGATTGACCAGAAAGCGCAGTTGTTCGACACGGTCCTGCAGAAAGGCCAGCATGGCGGTGTTGTCGTTCTCGCCGCCCGCCTTTCCCGCGTCGTAAACGTTGCGGAGCGGGTCAATGGCGATGATATCGAGAAGTCTTGGATCGAAATGGCGCAGGATGGCATCCCGCACCATCTCCACGCCTTTTTCGTTCAGCAGCATCCGCACCTGGGGCGTAATGATGAGGTTCTGGCGCACGAGCGGCAGGAAGTTGCGGTCGAATTTCATTTGCCGCAGGCGTTCACGCAGGTAGTGGTAGCCGATCTCTGTTTGTAAAAAGAATATCTTGAGAGGTCTTGCGGGCTTCATGCCGAGAAACGGCAGCCCGGCCGCCATATGTGCCAGCAAGACGAGAAGAAAATCTGTTTTTCCGACCTTGGGCGCGCCGCCCAGCACGAGAAGTCCGCCGGGCGTCAGAATGCGCGGCCCGATGATGTCGTCCGGCATGGGCGTGTCGTCGTCGAGCAGATGTCCCACGCTGAAAGCCGGAAGCGCGGCGGCGGGCGGGATCGTCATGCGTGGGGCGGATACAAGGAACGCCGGAACATCCATGCCTTCGGTGACCGCGTCCGCTGCATCCCATTTTTCCGGCCTGCCTTCCGGTACAACGAGGATCGTCAGGGAGGCGATGCCAAAGGTGCGAAGCTTTCCGGCCACGGCTTCGGCGTATTTCTTTCCGGCTTCGTCATTGTCAGGCCAGATCAGGACATGTTTGCCGTAGAGGGGCGTCCAGTCCGTTTTGTCAACGGGTGCATTCGCACCGTTCATAGCGGTGGTGGCGCAGATGCCGAGGCCGATCAACGCATCCGCGCATTTTTCTCCTTCGACCAGAATAACGCTGTTTGAGCGGGTGATGCCAGGCTGGTTGTAGAGCGGCCTCGGCTCCGGCGCCTTGCGTTTGCGCGCCCTCACGTCCCAGGGGCGAAATTCCTTGCCGTCGGGCGTGTCGTAGCGATACACGCAGGCGATCAACACGCCTTGCGCATCCAGATAGTCCCATTTGGCGGTGTGCGGCCCCAAATCTTCACTGTCCGTATCCACCCTGTGCCTGGGAGCCGGGCGAATACCTGTGCCGAGCCAGGCATGAACGGAGCTGAGAATGTCAGGAAACTGGCTCCGGTGATCCAGTCCGTGCACAGCACCCCAGAGTGAGAGAATGTCGCCGCCGTCTTTGGTGGCAAAATCATGCCAGACACCGGCTTTATGTCCGGAAAGACCAACAACAAGGCTTTTTCCTTTGCTACCATTGACATCGCCCACGACAAAACGTCCGTTGCTTATCTTTCCATTCGGCAGGAGATGAAAAAGGACGTCCTCCAGGCGCTCGTGCAGACGCGCCTTCAGATCGTCCGTCGTCAGGGTTTCTTCCGGCTTCGGGCGCGTCTGGTCTGGGGCAGCGTTGAAGTCGTTCCATGCGCCCGTCATGCCGTCACCTGCCAGCACCGCTGACGGTAAGGGCAGAATGTGCATTCGAAATGCTCTTCGCTGATGGCAATGCGCGGCAGCAATTCACCGGATTCGGTTGCACGGATGAGATTAACGGCGCGGTCACTGGCCTCCTGCGCCATGGCGGCGTCGAACGGCACCAATTCATGGTAAATCTCCGCCGTATCCTTGTTGACGGCGGTAAACAGCGCTGGATTGGCAGAAGTGCCAGGTACGCTGCCCTCCATATAAGCCTGGTAGGTGGCGACCTGAACCGCATAGACCGGCTTTGATTTTTTCAGGCCGTGCTTGGCCGTGTCACGCCAGGATTTGGCATTCAGCGACTTGCATTCCCAGACGGCGGGGAAACTCATTCCAAGTTCTGCGGGCGCACCATGGATGATGCCGTCGACATGCCCACGGATACGTCCTCCGGCCACGGAGAAGCCGAAAGCCTCGCCGTTTTGTTTTTTCGTGAAAATGGTGAATCCGGCCTGCCGGAGCCATTCAAGCGTGAGAGCTTCAAAGGCGTGACCGATCCCGAAGATGCGGAGCGTCCGGCCTTTGAAATCCTCGTCCTTGGGCGTTTTGGTGTATTCGTATTGCAGCGCACGTCCGCAGGATACGCCAAGCCGGGACGCGCCGAGATAATCACGCTCGGCCTGAGTGGCGCGTTCCTGCTGGAGCGCCGTATCGATAATCTCGTTGATCTTGTCCGCGATATTCGGGCGATGATTGAAATCAAGCATTAAAATGGAATCTCCGTGTCTTCATGGCGGGGTTGGTTCTGGATCAGGCACATCCGGTAATTGCCGACGACGACCTCGATCAGCGTCAGCACTTCCGCGCGGGTGTATTCCGCAAGCGGCTTGTGCATGCCGATTTCCGCGACGACCTCGCCGAGCGGCTGCAGCGTGCGTTCCATGCATTGTTTTTCGATATCAGTTGGATCGATCATGAGGAGCTCCTTGCCGACTGGATGGCGCGGTGGATGCCGTCCTGGTTGAAGCGCATGGTCATCAAAGCCGATGCCTTGTAGCGGGTCAGGCTGAAGTCGTTGCGGTGGTTCGGCAGATATTGCAGCTGCTTCGGTGTTGCAGGCTGATGCAGCCACGCGCGCGTCTTGTGCGCTGTTTCGTCGCTCTCGTGTAAGTTGAGCCAGTCGTCTGCGGCGGCGAAACAGACGACGCGCTCACCGACGGCCAGCAGTTTTGGGGGCTGGTTTTTGATCCCGCCAACGGCGTGCCATTCGCCGTCTTTGAAGAACACACCGCCCCAGGCATTGAAGCCTGTTGCCAGGAAATACTTGTCGTTCTGCTGCAAATCCACCCAGAGGAAGCTCGACCGTTTGAGCAGGTCGATCTCGGACATGATGAAACCGTTCTCTGCCAGTTCCCGCACGGCGGGCTGTGCCTGCCACTCGTAGCCACACAAAGGGCATTCCTTGACAGCGGCAGGAACTTCCGCGCCACAATCCGGACATTCCTTGAAGGGAGCGTCGCCGTCACCCATCTGGTCGTCGAGATTGACATCCTGTTCCAGGGAGCCGTGCAAAAGCGTCGACGTGCCGAAATCAAGGACGATGCAGTCTTTCTTGATGATGTCGGGATGCTCTGCCGGATCGACCGTCCGAAGGCCGCGTCCGATCATCTGGATCATCGTCGATTTGTAGGAGCTTGGTCGCAACAGGATGACGCAGGACGTGGGTTGATGATCCCAGCCTTCCGTCAGCACCGCCACGTTGACGATGACTTGTGCTTCACCGTTCGTATATTCGTTCAGGACGGCGTTGCGCTCGGTGTCGGACATTTGCCCGTGGACAAATACGGTTGGAACGCCTGCATTGTTAAAGCTGCTTGCCACGGCCTCGGCATGTTCAATCGTCGAACAGAAAACGACCGTCTTGCGACCTTCGGCTTTTTCCTTCCAATGCTTGACGATGGCGTCATTGATCGGGCGCGTGTTCATGATCGCTGACACTGCGCCCATGTCGAAGTCGCTGGCCGTTTTCTTGACCTGGCGCAATTCATCCTGCACACCGACATCCATGACAAAGGTGCGCGGCGGGACGAGGTGGCCGGAGGCGATCAGTTCCTTGACCGTGATCTGGTCGGAGACGTTCGAGAAAACGGGGCGCAAGCCCTTCTTGTCGCCGCGGTTGGGTGTGGCCGTCATGCCCAGCAGTTTCACACCCGCATTGACGGCCTTCACCCGTTCGATCACGCGCATGTAGCTCTCAGCGCGGGCGTGGTGCGCCTCGTCAATCACCAGGATGTCTACCGGGGGCATGTCCGTGAGGTTGTTTTCCCGCGAAAGCGTCTGCACCATGGCGAAGGTGACTTCACCGCCCCACGATTTGACCGAGGAGTCAAACACGCTGGTCGAAAGGTTGGGATTCACGCGCCTGAACTTGTCCTCATTCTGGAAGGTCAGTTCATCCCGATGCGCCAGAACGCAGGCTTTGCCCGGTCTGGCCTTGAACATGTCCCCGATGATGGCGGAGAGCATGATCGTCTTGCCTGCGCCGGTGGGGGCGACAGCCAGCGTGTTGCCATGCTTGTGCAGGGCGGCCACGGTGCGGTTGACAAGCTCTTTTTGTCTGGGTCTTAACAGCATGCCGACACCTCACCGTGCCCAGGAGGGCAGATTGGAAGCGGGTGCCGCGGCGGGCGGGCTTTGAGCAGGCGGAGCGGAGCTGGAGCCGCCACTGCTGCCATAGTCTTTATGATCTTTGGTGACGGCCACCTTGATCACGTTGCGGTCGCTGCCATCGCGCTGATCCTTTTCCACATCAATCCGTGCTGTGAACTCGATGCCGTCGAGATCAGCAAGGCCGTTGATGCAGCGGGCGGTCACGGCCTGCGGACCGTTGTCCTTGGCGGAGAAGCCGCGAGCGGAGTTGAGGATTCCCTTGATGAAGGAGCGCCCCATGTTGGCGTATTCCGGCCCTTTGGGGCTGTGCAGGCCGATCAGGCTCCACACCTTGCGGCGGGCGTACTGCCCCTCCAGGATCACGAATTCGCAGTTGAGGTAAACGGCGCCGCTGGTGCCTTTCGTGGCATAGCCGCCCGTCCAGCCTTGCGCGGGATCGTCGTGGCCGCCGGGTTTGACGGTCATGCGCACCCTGGCAATC